TACAAGAAAGGTGGTGCCGCAAAAAAGGGCTACGCTACGGGGGGTCTTGTTGATTCAGGCAAACCCGTAGCCTATCCCAAGAAGCCAGCTTCTGCGGCTGTGTCGAATGATCGTCAATCGGGCACCTTCAAGAAAGGTGGCAAAGTCAAGTTTAACGATGGCGGTGCTGCAGGTCCTGTGAGCAATTACGAGCGTGACATGCTTAAAAAGAATGTCGCTCCCGTGAAAGATCCACAGGCAACTGCAGCCAAGGCGAGTCGAGATCTTGAGGAAGCGTTGAATCCGATTGGCATCTTTAAGGAGCTTGGCGGCAAGCTTCGTGACAAGTTGCGTGGCCAAGGTGCGGTAACCGAGACTGAGAAGTCTGTAACGGTATCGCCACCACCAGCCAAAAAGCGAGCCGGCGGCGCGTGCTAAATGCGGGGGCTTCGGCCCCTGCTTTACTTCAGGAGTCATAAATGGCTAATACAGTTGCAAGTCAAACGCTCCTTGACGGCGAGCGCATGGCAATCATGAAATTTACATTTCAGTGCGATGGCTCAGGCAATGAAAGTAAAGTGCTCAAGGTTGATGTTTCAGCGTTAAATCCAAGCGCATCGGGTAAGGCATGTAATGGTGTGGCAATACAAAAAATTCATGCGGCAACCCACGGGTTAGAAGTTGAAATTTACTGGGATGCTACGACAGATATTTTATGTTGGGCAGTACCACAAAATTCTTTATACACGATTGATTTTGCATCATTTGGTGGCCTGACAAATAACGCAGGGGCGGGAAAAACGGGCGATGTTTTATTTAGCACGCTTGATGCGGCAAGTGGGGACTTTTACGCCATTACGCTTGAAATGGTGAAGACGTATGCCAGCTAAATCAAAAGCCCAATTTAGGCTGATGAAAGCGGCAGAGAACAATCCCAAGTTTGCCAAGAAGGTGGGCATCAGTCCTGATGTAGCGGCTGAATACACCCAATCTAACGTGAAAGGGCGATCTTATGCGAAGCTTCCTGAACAGCTTAAGAACGGCGGTCCGAGCCTTGCGATTGGCCGTGGTGAGAAGCTACCAGCGGATCGTGGCGCGGGTCTCACGGCCAAAGGCAGAGCCAAGTACAACCGAGAAACAGGATCAAACCTGAAGGCTCCACAGCCCCAGGGAGGACCTCGGAGAGACTCGTTTTGCGCTAGGATGGGTCCAGTAGCAGAGAAGAGCGAGAAAGGCTCACGAGCACGCGCATCCATGCGCCGTTGGAATTGTCCGGGGTGGTAGATGGCATATTCAGATACTTACGGCCAGGTTTATAACGTCCAAACGCTGATTGACCACGCAGCACGTCGTTGTGGCAAGTTAGCAGAAGAGCTAACCAGCGAGCAGTTGGTAGCCGCAAGAGAGATCTTGGGCATGACGCTATCAAGCCTGATCAACATTGGCATCCAGTATTGGGCGATTAAGAAGGAAGTCATCGGCCTGTCAGTGGATAAGTACATCTATTCGCTGCCTGTAGGCGCTAATGACGTGCTGAATGCGCTCTATCGCACCATGAACCGCCCCTCGGGTAACTACGCTACGAGCGCAGGGGGCACGGTGTCCTTTGTTGCTGATAACGACGTAGACACTTACTGCCAGCAAACGAGTGCCAATGGCAACATTTCAGTCGATTTTGGGACCGATAACCCGGTTTATGCGGGATCTATTGGCGTACTACCCTATGTTTCTGGCGGTGGAAGTGCCACCTGGACCTTCACTCTTGAGTATTCCACGGATGGTGCCACCTGGAATACGCTTGAAAACGTCGGAACCGTCGTTGTAACGGACAATCAATGGCTCTGGTATGACATTGACCCTGGCCAAACGGTTCAGTTTTACCGTATTAGTGCTTCTGGCGGCACGACGTTGGCATTAAGAGAGTGGTATGTCGGCAATAACAGCCGAGAAATCATGATGTCACGCCTAAATCGTGATGATTACACCAATCTACCGAATAAAAACTTCACAGCCAATCAACCGTACCAGTTTTGGTTCAACCGCACGATTCCTCAGCCTGAAATCTACCTCTGGCCTACGCCTAATGACCCATTTATTCAAATGACGGTCTGGTATTCCAAGCAGATTATGGATGTAGGCGATCTGACTGACGAGTTACAGATCCCGCAGCGCTGGTATCTGGCCACGGTTGCCATGCTCAGTCATCAATTGTCGCTAGAGTTGCCGCAGGTGCCGTTAGATCGCGTGCAGTACCTCGAAGCGCAAGCCACAAAGTACCTTAATGAAGTCGAGCAAGAAGAGCGTGATCGGTCACCGATCTACTTTGCGCCCAATATCATGCCGTACACGTCCTGATCATGTCTGTTTTTCTTGATACGTCAGGTCTTGCTAGTGTTGCGATTGCAGTCTGTGATCGCTGCAAGATGAAGCGCACCTATGTCGTAATGCGCCCTGATCCTAACTTCCCTGGCTTGCAGGTATGCAATGAGGGCTGTGCTGATCAAAAGGACCCGTATCGCCTGCCAGCAAGAAAGACAGAGCGCATCAATCTGCGCTTTCCAAGGCCGGATCTATCGGTAGCGTTGAATCCCAATAATCTGCTGACGAATGGCTTAAATCAGACGATAATGTCAACTGAAGGCAATACGCAGACGCCAGAAAATAATGGGAACCTTGACGGTATCTCATTGTCGCCGGAGTGATGAATGGCCAATCAAACCATTACCCAGTTACCAGCAGCAGGCGCACTTACCGGCACTGAGCTAGTTCCTATTGTTCAGGGCGGTCAAACCGTCCAAACGACTACAGGCGCTATTTCCGCGGTGCCTGTAACCAACTACAGCTTTATCACGGCCACATCAGAGGGCTTGTTGACCGATGCCCGCCAATTAGTAACAACAGGTGGTGGCATTACGGTTACCGACAACGGTGCTGGCTCAACCATGGCCATAGCCTTGTCAGGAGCGCCTGCAAGCCTCGTAAACTCGTCGGCGGGTATACAGGTCAAGACAAGCGGATCAACGCTTACAAACCGCGCTGTCCAAGCTGGAACGGCAGGTTTGAGCGTGGCTGACGGCGATGGGATTTCTGGCGATCCAACAATCTCGCTGACAGGCTTGCCGCTTAACCTGGCACTGTCGTCGGGCACAGGTTTGTTCTCGCGCACATCAGGCAATACCTTGGCGGTAGTCACGCTTCAAGGCACGACAGATCAGATTGATATTGCCAATCCTACGGGTGATGCTGCCAATCCGACGTTTAGCATTGCTGACAACGTCGTGCTGCCAGGTACGGGTGCCGTGGTATTACCCAAAGGGCTGACAGCAGATCGTCTGAGTCCACCTGTTGAAGGTGCATTACGCTACAACACGCAGACAAGCAATTTTGAGGGGTATGGAAGCTCCGGCTGGGGCATCATTCCGACAGGCTCAGGCATTTCATCATTCAGTGCAGGCACAACGGGATTTACGCCATCAACACCAACAGCGGGAGCAATAACCTTATCTGGCACGTTAATCACAAGCAATGGCGGTACAGGCCTAGCGTCATTTACTGCAGGCGATACGCTTTACTACGCCGCTGGCACGGCGCTATCTAAGCTAGCGATTGGTGCCTCATCGAGGATCATGACCTCCTCGGGTACAGCACCACAGTGGACAGACCCGGCAACTATTACCGTTGGCACGGCAACTTCTGCCACCACAGCGACAAATATTGCCGGTGGCGCTGCAGGCTCAGTGCCGTATCAATCAGGGTCGGGGACTACGACATTCTTGGCGATTGGCACAGCCACGCAGATCCTGAAAGTCAATGCTGGCGCTACGGCGCTTGAGTATGCGGATCAATCAACGCTTGCAGTCGGTACAGCAACCAATCTTGCGGGCGGCACAACCAATCAGATTGCTGTGCAATCCAATGTAGGTGCAACGACATTTATCACTGCGCCAACAGTAGCAAGCACGGTGTTGTCATGGTCTGGATCTGCTTTTCAGTGGGTAACGCCAGCCGCAGGAACGGTCACCGCGGTAACCGCCTCAGCACCTTTGGCATCGTCTGGCGGCGCGACTCCAGACATTAGCCTGGGAACCGTAACGACGGCCAATGGCGGCACAGGCCTGACAACCTATACCGCGGGTGACTTGCCTTACTACGCTACAGGAACGGCCCTTAGTAAGCTTGGCATTGGCTCAAACACTTACTTGTTGACATCGAGTGGCACAGCACCGCAATGGTCCGATCCTGCGGGTGTAACGGTAGGTACGGCTACTACCGCAACCACGGCCAATGCGGTGGCCAACTCGGTGACGTTTACAAATACGGGCGGCGCGGTAGCCGGCACAACTTTTAATGGCTCAGTGGCCAGGACGATTGACTATTCAACGGTTGGCGCACCCAAGGCTGACGGCACAGGAGCCTCGGGCACCTGGGGTATTAACATTAGCGGCAGTGCTTCGTCGGCTACTTCAGCCACAACTGCAACGAATGTAGCCGGCGGTGCTGCAGGCTCGTTGGTTTATCAAACCGGCGCGGCAACAACTTCAACTTTAGCCCTTGGTACACAAGGATATGTTTTAAGAGCAGGTGCATCCGCTCCAGAGTGGGCGGTTATTGACGGAGGTACTTTCTAATGCCAGCCACTAATTACACGCCGATTCAGCTTTACCGCACGAACACGGCATCAACAACAGCACCAAGCGCTGGTAACTTAAACGCTGGTGAATTGGCCATCAACTACAACGATGGCGGAATGATCTTGTTTGCCAAGAACACGACAGGCAACGTCATCAAGCTGATGAACAACCCGGCGAACTTGCTGTATCCCACGGCTGATGGCGCGGCAAACAAAGCCATAACAACCAATGGCTCGGGGACCTTAAGCTTTGGCACAGTTGGCGTGGCTGGAGGCGGCACAGGCGCAACCACACTCACTGCAAACAACGTCATTTTAGGTAACGGCACTTCAGCCGTTCAGTTTGTAGCGCCGGGGTCTAGTGGAAATGTGCTTACGTCCAACGGTACGACTTGGACTTCTGCTGCCGCAGGAGCGTCCTTATCCGGCGTCACCGACTCAGCTTCACCCTTTGAGACTTCACTGGGTTATCAAGCTGGCAATGTATCTACAGGGGTTAACAATACTTTTGTAGGCTATCAGGCTGGTCTTGTTACAACCACGGGTACAAATAACGTAGCTATTGGCTTTAAGGCACTGGATGCTAATACAACAGCTTCACGAAATATTGCAATTGGAAGTGATGCTCTTGGTGCAACTACTTCTGGAGAGTCTAATACTGCCATTGGTTTTCAAGCCCTCACATCAAACACAACGGGCTATTACAACGTAGCTATTGGCCCCACTGCTCTGACTACGTTAACAACAGGGTCCGATAACATTGCTATAGGAAGAGATGCGCTTAGAGTTGCCACTGGATCTTCTAGCGTAGCAATTGGTAGTCTTGCTATGACCTTTACAACAACTGGAAGTGGCGCTGCTTTTGGTTATCGAGCATTATATTCAAACACCACGGGGTATTCTAATGCAGCATTTGGAACAGATGCTTTATTTCAAAACACCACAGGAATAAATAATACAGCTTTTGGTAGTGATAGTCTTAAATTAAACACCACTGGCACAGACAATACTGCTATTGGTTATGCGGCATTAGATGCTAATACTATTGGGTATTACAACGTAGCTATTGGCTCAAACGCCCTCGGCGCAAACACCACTGGCGTAGATAATGTTGCTGTTGGGTACAACGCTTTGGATCAAAATACGACAGGCTCTGCAAATTCAGCGTTTGGCTTAGATGCCCTCGGCGGTAACACCACCGGCTCAAATAACACGGCTGTTGGTTATTTAGC